ATAACTCACAACCCAAGTTTTCAGTTCTTCTACCATCAACAGTATCTAAAATACCAAATGCAGGTCCGTGAGTCAAAAGTATATCACAATCTTCAGGGATTGATTCCCATTTACTCATTAATCCTGGTCCATTTTTAGGTAAGTTAAATGCCCACGCACGAAATTCAGGTTGCCAAGGACTACCATAAATTTTTATTTCTTTTTCATCCCCAATTTTAACTTTAACTTCACTATCTTGGAGATAAGTAATTCCACTGTAGAATTCCAAAATCTCTTTCACCTTATCAATATTGTTTTGAAATCCCCAATCGTGGTTTCCGGCGATAAAAATCTTGTGAGTATAACCTTCAATATTATTAAACCATTTACAGAACTCTCTAATTTCGTGTTCGTAACCCATAGATGTTAAATCACCACTATGTAGTAAGATATCACCTCCCGGTAAGTCGGAAGTTATTTGTTTGTGTTTGTTGTGTGTGTCACTTATAAATGTAATTCTCATTATTTCTATTTTTTTTACAAAGATAATAAATTAATATTATTCTTCTTCATAATCTCTTTTAAATTCATCCTCTTCTTCTAAACCATCCATTAATGTAACATCCCAATCAGACATATCATCATCAAAATCAAATCCGGTAAATTCCTCACCTTTATAATCGGGATATTTTTCGTGCATATTGGTAATACCTGATACCCATAATACAGATATAATAACTACAGCTATAAACATTGCTAAATATACTTGCCACATAGTTTAATAATTTAATGTTAATTGTGATTGAGTTGATTTTATTTTTTTGTTGAGGTATTTCTTTGCTCCAACCTCCACATACCATTTTCTATTTTGAGCTCTTCGTCTTGAGTGACAAGTTGAACAACTTTGTAATACGAATGCAATAACTACTAAACTTACTAATAACTTTTTCATAATTTTTATTTGTTTTTAAATTTCTAATCCCACCAACCTTCAATATTTTTCTCCATTATTTTAAACAATAATTTTCTTGCTCGGTCATGATTAATATGTCCGATGTTCATTGCAATTATTTGTTTATCTTCCTCACGACCTTCTCTACCAAAAACACCTTCACCATTTATTACTCTTTTGTAAATTAATGGGTATTTTTTGAAGTAATCATCAAAATTTTCTTCCAATAAACGTGATTCCCAAGACGAATAACCAGGTTTTTCCGGTAAATCCTCAAACCAGTGTTTTGTGTTATGATAATCGGTGTATTCTGTTGAATAAAACTCATCTTGTACCAACCCCATTAATTTCACACACAATCTCATTCGTTTTGCATCTAATTGAGCACGAGTGTGTAAATCTCTACTACCAATACAATCTGCTTGGGAGGTTAATTTATGTTTCATTATCTCAAAGATGTAATGACTATCCCAATTTCGGTCTTTCCATATGATTGGGAACCAATAGATGAGGTTTTTTACACCCATTCTAAACATTTTGTGGTAATATTTACCATCGTGATTCCACCACGATGGAATGAATCGTAATTTTTTAACAATCCACGACTCTTTTTCTCTTTTTTCCGCCCATTCGTCAAATATGTCTTTTTCTGGTTCCATTTTTTAATATTTTCTACAAAGATAATAAAAAAATAAGACCCGTCAAAATAAATTAACGGGTCTTTTGGAAAAATTATATGAGAACACTCCGAAGAGTGGTGTGTAATGAATAAATACACTAAATTTTAAAAAAAGTTCAGTTCTTTACTACGGAAACCAACTTTTTTTTGAATGAGATAGAAATTCTTTTTTGATGGTAATTACTCCAAAAATTATTTCTTAATCGTCTTAAAAATTTGTTTTCAAGACCAATAACTTCAGTCGATAAATATTTGTTGTCCCAAAGATTAAAACATTTTTCAGTGCATTCTAAATGTTCCTTCGTTTTAGAAGAATTTAGAATTCTAACGACCCATTTATAATCGTTAAGTGCTGATTTCATGTTGATTGAACCGTCCATTTTATTTTTTTTACAAAGATAAGTATTTTAATGAAAAAATTCAAAAAAATATTTTAAAAATCTTTATTTAATCCAACACACAAAGATTGTGATGTGACACCAAACGCACTTTGATTGTTAAATGTTACAATTAATGATAGTTTATCTTTAAGTTGGAATACATAATTTATATCATACTCCATTGTAATTTCTTTTTGAACATAAAACCACCCCAATCCAGTCGACACTGATAATGGGACTTGATTACTAATTGGTACCGTAACAATAAATTCAGAATAAACTGAATCACTCCTTAATGAATAAAATCCTGATACAATTCCCAACGAGGTTGTCCCAACATATTTACCAACTTCCACAGTTACCCCAAATAAGTTTTCAGGGTCTTTAATTGTTGAATTTAACGCTACATTTGGAGATATACACACATAATGTTTAGATTGGGAATACCCAAGGTTGAATAAACTTATAAATAAAAATAGTAATATTGTCCTCATTATTTCGATACTGTTTTTCTTGGTGTTGTTGTTTTTCTAACCGCTGGTTTTCTTGGTGTTGTTGTTTTTCTAACCGGAGTTCGTCTTTTTGGTTTAGGTTCTTCTTGAGGTTTCTTTATCATAGGATATACAATAGAACCGAATAATACAATTGCAAGTGCTAACGCTCCCATCATAAAATTTGAGAAGTTCTTTAACAAATCAATCATTTTTATTGTTTCCTGTTTACCCACCTCAGTTTGTAAATCCATCAGAGCATTTGTATCATCAAGTACCGGATTAATCTTTTCATTTAGTATCCCTGTTTTAAGAATACTATCAACCGCCTTTCTATCAGTGACAGCTTTTTCTAATAACATTGAAACTAACTCATCTGCCTCATCCATGGCTTTTTGTGCGTGCTCAACTAATCTTGCCTCGTCAGGTGTTAAATAGGTTGATTTATAAGTTTCCCACCCTTCTTCAGTTTCTTCTTTTACTTTTTGTATCTCACTTCTATTAGCTAATAATTGTTCATAATTAACGACATTACTTGAGAAATTATCTTGTATCGTTGTCCCATAATAATCAAATCTGTGGGAAATTAAAGGAACGGGTTTCAATCTATCCTCCAATATTGTTGTTGCCGAAGCTCTAACACTTTTTTCAACATAAATCCCATAACCGGCAATAAGTAAAACAATTGCGGTTAAAATTAACATAAATGTTTTTTGGTTGTTCATATATTTATTTTTTTGTTATTGTTTTTCTAACAGGTTTTTTTACCACTCTAGTAGTTCTTTTAGGTGGAGTATTAATTTTACCTGATTTTATGTTTGATATAAATTCTCCGGGATTATTTGAAAACGATGTAGTTATTTTTAAAACACCTTTTAAAATTTCAGGTGAATTTAACCCCGTTAACCCATAAATTAATGCCTTATATAGTGAATTAATTTCAAATTGTTCCAAGATAAACCAAGCTAATAATGAAGTAATCATTGCCGATAAAATATTCTTAACTATACCATTACCTTTAGTTTCTTCAGGTGAATCGGAAGTGATTAATCTAGCGACCATTCCAGCGGCACCAATTAATAATACCACCCAACCACCATTTAAAAATTCGGGGATAAACTCATTTAAATTTTTCAAAATTAATTTTTTTTTATTCTAATAAATATTTGTAAATAGTTTAAAGAATAAATTTCAGTTAATTTTGAATTAAAAACCCCTCTTTGAGGGAGGGGTTAATAATTTACTTTAATAAGTTATAATATTCTTTGAAGTGTTTTATTCTATCAGGTAATCCAATAGTTCCACCATTTACTCTTTTTGTAACTGCAGTTACCGTAGCCTCATCCGCACCTTTATCACAAATAGACCATAATTTATTTGAGTCAAAGAAGAATGCCGCAGACGCTAATGGATATTTTGTTGCAACTAAATCAGGGTTTGATACAGTATCTTCACCGATAAATTTTGCGAAGTTTGTATAGTTTGATTTACCAGTTAATTGGATATATCCACGTCCTCTAAATTTATAACCTTCTTTTGTAGATTCATCACCATTACCCATTCTTCCACCATATACTTTTGATGCGATTTTCTCAGGATTTCTAGCGTAAGATTCGGCTAAGTTACCCGGAAAATATTTAGGGAATATTTTTTTAAGACCATCAGCGGAATAATTAACATTTTCAGATACGGCTTTAAACCCACCTGATTCGTGACCACATTGTGCCAAGAAGTGAGCTAATCTTAGTGGATTAGTAATGTTGAATTTTTTTGCCGTATCAGGAATTTGAGCGATTACTGATTCAGGTATATGTCCTTTTAGTTTTTCTAACTTAAACGCTCCTCCGGTTGGGATTACAACATCTTCTTTAATAACTTCTCCCGGAAACATTTTTTTCCAAGTTCCTTCACCAACGATTCCGTCTGCAGTTAAACCATTTTTAGTTTGCCAGTCTTTAACTAACTTTTCAGTACCAGGCCCAAACACACCATCAGCGGCCGTACCTAATTTTGTTTGTAATTTTTTTACGTCGTCTCCTTTAGACCCTACTTTTAATAACATAATTTTTAATTTTTACTCTAGTTTATTTTTATTTATAAATATCTTAATAACCGATTGAAGTTGAATTTGAATAACCAGTATTAACTAAATAATAATTTGATGACCCCCCATTTACCGGAGAGTT